CTATTCCCATTATAATAACCAATTAGACCGCCATCTTTTTCTCCGCCACCGTCTCCTCCTCCGCCACCGTCTCCTCCGCCACCACCATCTCCCCCTGAATCTCCACCAGAGTCTCCTGAATCTCCTGAATCTCCACTATCTCCTGAATCGCCAGAATCTCCATCGTCTCCAGATTCTCCATCATCGCCGGTATCTCCAACATCTCCAACATCTACATCTCCAACAGGTCCAATACCTTCTGGGGCATCTACTCCAGTGTCTTCTGCTTCAGCTTCTTGTCCTATTCCCATCATGTTTGCAATCGTTGCCATTATTCCTGGAATAGAAGTATTTGTAATAGCATTACCAATTACTCCTAATGCAGTATTAACCATTGATGTTGGTGATATAGAAGTTATTCCAGAAACAGCATTTGAAATACTTGTACCAATATTAGAAAGAGATTGACCGGTTGCATTTGGATTAGAAGATACTCCTGTTGTATCTCCACCTCCAGTGATATCAACTCCCGGAGTGTTAATAAATGGATTAGTTACACCTTGGCCGAATGAATCTGCGTTCCCAAATTTTGATCTATATAAATCGTAAATGTAATTTGCATTATTAGGATCATAAACTCCATAAGGATTATAAGCCATTTCACTGTACCTTTTTATTTATATTTGTTTGTTGTTGTTTAACTAAGGATGTTGCAGCTCTAAGTTCTGCTAGGTCTTCATTCTGTTCTAATTTTTCTTGTGTGTTCATTTGATTCATCATAGCTCTCATCTTATCTAGATTTAATCTATCTTGAGCTTCTTTAGATTTTCTCTCATTGTTTTGAGCTTGTAAATCTAATTCACGGGCTTTTAATTTAGCAAGAGGATCATTATCAAATTGAGAAGATATCTTTTTTTCTTCCTTCATAAATTCATCCATCATCTCAGCAATAAGAATTGCTTTTCTAGATTCAACTTGCATTTGTAATTGTTGAACTTGAGCTTGTACTTGTGGGTTTTGAATCATTTGTGGGTTTTGACTCATTGCTTGTAATTGTTGTAACTGTTGTGAATATTCTAATTCAACTTGTTCCATAGCCATTAAAGAAATATGTTCTAAAATATTTTTCTGTAATGCACCAACAATCATAGGATTGTTTCTTGCAAAGTTAGTTTCCATAAAATTTAAATGAGCAGTCATATGAGCTCTATGATCTTGACCTCTATATGCTTGGAATGGTTGAGCAGCTAAAGCATCTATATGTTCTTGTGCTGGATCTTTTGGCATTGGCTTAGGAGGTACATTTAAAATTCTATCAATGTCTCTTACACCTAAGGCTTCATACATCTTTCTGTATGTTTCATATAAGTTATGAATCTGAGGATTAGATTGAGCTAATTGTAATTGAGTTTGGGCTAAACTAATCCTCTGAGTTTGTGAAAATATATTTGGATCTGCAACTGGAATAACATCTACTTTATCATCAAAGTCTGCTTGTTTAATCATTCTTTGTCCACCAACAACATCGTACGGATATTCTGGTGGTAAGTATAAACTAAATATTCTGGATAATAATTTAAACTCGTGTTTCAGTGATGCATATAATCTTTTATGAATAGCTGACATTGTTCTGCTTCCTCTTTCAAGTAAAGCAACTGTAGTTCCAACAGCAGCTTGTTGATTACCATCACCTATTTGTATATCAGCAATCGATGCAAATCTTTGTCCAGCTTGAACAACAATACCCATTAGTTGTAATAATGTTTGTGATGGTTCTTTAAATGGAAGCATCATGAATGCATCTTTTATATTTCCGCCTGGTGAATCTACATCTCTAAATTCTCCTGGTTGAATAGGTTGTGCATCATCTCTAACTCTAATACCTCTTTGTTTAAATCCTGCTGGTAAATTAGATAAAGTTCCTGCATCTAATAATTGTCTAAGTGCAGCGGTAGCAGTTCTTGATAAACCACCAATCATATGAATTAAACCAAATCCATAGAACCCTAACCCTGGTAAAAATTTAAAGTGTACAAAATATTGTATCTTTTGTTTCTTTGCATCCCCTGCATTATAATTTCTACGAATAGATAAAATCTGACGAGAATTTTCTTCAAGAGTTACAATGTATGGAAGTTTAATTCCTGTGGGCTCACCATTTTGACCTCTATCTTCAAAACCTTCTAAATCAATATTAACATGACATTCAATTAAAGTATAAATATCTTCATCTTGACCTCTTCTCATTCCTTCTAATTGTTTTTCTTTTCTTTGTAGTTGGTCTTCAGGAAGATCTCCAGGCTCACCAATATCTACATCTTTATAAAATCCAGATACTTGTTGTTTACGTAATTCATTTTCTGAAATTTTAATTACATGCATAATAGCTTCTGCATCATCTAATGATGTAGCATTGTAAGGAACTACTAAATCTTCTGCTGGTACAAATTTAGAAACTGCTCTTCCAAGTAATGAATCATAATAAACTTTTTTAAATGTAGATCCTGATAAAGGTAAATAAAATAACATTTGATCAAACTCAGGTTCATACTCTTGCATGACATCCATAATTTGATAGTTCATGAAATCTTTAACACGATTAGATTGATCTTCTTTTTCTCTTGTAACAACACCAACTACCTGAGTTCTAACAGGTCCTTCTGCTGGTAATAATTCTTTATAAGCTAGAGCTTGAAACTGAGTTACTGCTTCTGCAAGAACTGGATGTGTTGCACCCGAAGCTCCTCTAAATGGTTGAGTTCTACGCTCATATTTAAATCCTAAAAGATCTAAACCATCGGTATAAGTTTTTTCCCAATCTTGTCTTGATGCTTTATATTGTGAATAGTTTTCATATAGCTCTTCACCTAATGGATCTAATACATCGTCAGGTAATAATATAGCTAAGTTGTCAAAATGATTTTCTGAATCAGCTTGGTTAAATGCACCTGGTTCAAAATTAATTTCAACTCCACCATCTTCTGTTTCAGTAATTTCTGTATTCTCAGGGCTTGGTATATTAGGAGTTTCTAAACTCTGTTCTACGGTTTCTTGATTACCTGGAACCTCTATTGTATTCCTAACTTCGTTTGGAAGTGCTTTGTCTATTGTTGCCATTTAAATTCCTTGAGTTTATTAACTTAACCTTTTTATCGGGAATATTCAACCCTTGTGGATTGGGCCCTCTTAAAGGTGCTATAGTTCTTGTTAATTTTTTCATTAATAATAAATCTTATTATCGTCTAAAGATGACGGCTCATCTATATAGTCTTCTGGATGTGAAATCAAGCCACCTTGTCTAAACCTCATAATAGCTTGGGTTGTAGAATCTACAAGGTCATCATGATCTCCAAAAGGGAAAGCTGCACATTCCTCAATAACCTCTTGTGCAAATTGTTTATTTTTTGGAGCCCATATCATTCCAGATTCAAATAGAGGTGCAACCGCATTTACTCTTGCATGTTTATCATTACCTTTAGAAGGTGAAAAATTTACAACGGGTATTCCCATTTGTCTAAGTTCATATGTTAATGGAAGTCCTGATGCTTTAGATTCAACTAATACTGTATCTGGATTCCAATAGGTATATTGTTCGTGGGCCAGGCGCCTTAGATCAGGAAACTCTAATCGTTCTTTTCTTGCATCTAATAAAATTAAATTTTGTGGTGAATCTTCATCTAATCTAAATACACCCCATGTTGTAATTGCAGAGTAATCCGCAGTTTCTTTTTTCATAAATGCCGTATCATAAGATTGAATAATATGCTCAAGGGGTGGGATGTACTCTTCAGTCCAATCTCGCCACCATTCTCTTTTGATCAAGGATCCTTCTTCTGCAGTTGGATCTTGCATATATTGAGCATTCCATTTTGAAATACCTGCTGAAGCTTTAACGGCTAGCAAGTCTTCTAATTTCCAATATTCAGGCCAAACGGGTTTTCCACTTGGAAGAATTGCAGGAAATTCTACAACCTCCCATTGATCTGCTTTTTCTTCTGCTGCTTGAGCCTTGATGAGTTGTGCTGTTAAATCTTTTGTTGACCATCTTGTCATAACTAAAACAATACGTCCGCCAGGCTGAAGTCGTTGACGAGGTCCTGAAGTATACCACTCGTATGCTTTATCAAATGCAGTTTGTGAATATGCATCTTGCTCTGAATGTGGATCATCGATGATGAGCAAATCAGCACCCCTACCGGTCACCGCACCCTGGACACCGACAGCAAAGTATTCACCGCCTTCGTTTGTTTCCCAACGACCAGCAGCTTTTGAATCTTCTTGTAGTCTTGTATTAAATACTTCTCTGTATTCTGCAGAATCAATTAAATTCTTTGTCTTACGTCCAAATCTTACAGCTAGTTCTGCAGTGTGAGTTGCTTGAATAATTTTTAATTTAGGATTATTTCCTATCATCCAAGCAGGTAGAAAGTAAGAAGCAAATTCAGATTTAGTATGCCTAGGTGGCATGTTGATTATGAGTCTCTTTAATTCTCCAGTTTTTAATCTATTAAATTTATCTGAAATTGTTTTATGATGGGACCCCTCTATAAAATCTGGCCAAATATGTTTTACAAATGTTAAGAAATCAGAACGAATAGATTTATCTTTTGTTTTTTTAATCTTAGCTAAAAAATCTAATTTTAATTGCTTTCTAATTTTTGGATCAGCAATATTGTTTACATTCTTTATTTTTTTAATATCAAGCATAATATTTAATTATGGTACCTTAAAAAGTTTATACCCTACCCGGGTGTATAAATCCAGCGTTAAAGGGGTATAGTCTGGGACCCCTTTTTTGATTTACCCTCTCCCCCCACCTTTGATTCAAAGTAAATTGAAACCTATTTGGTTTTTTATTTTCTGGGTGGGCCCCGCCCACATGTGTGTGTGCGTGATAAATATGTCACGCTATTAGTAGTGGTGCGTCATAGTGTCGCACCCTGCATTATTTTGTTTAACTATTTATTTCATTTGATAATCTGGTTTTAATTTAACGAAACAGAAAGGTAATAACATGACTAAAGAAAAGCTAGACCAAGTAAGCGCTGGAATAGATAGACTAGGTGAGCAAGTAATAAACCTAACTAAAGAGAATAACGCTTTAAAATTTAAAGCAACAACTCTTAAACAAGAACTAACAACTCTAAAAGAAATGTTAGTTAAAGCGCATGATGACGCAAGAAATAACAAACGTAAAAATATATCCAGCTTTGGTGTATCTATGTTTTTACTTAACACAATAATACAAACTAATGTTTGTCTTAATAAACTTAATGTAAAGATAAATTAATATGGACATAGATATTAATTTAACTGAAACTGTTTCCTGTGCCATGGCGCAGGAGACAGGAACACCAGTCCAGGAGTGCGAGTTCCAAGCAAACCAGATGACTGGCACTGACAACTCGCTTGACGATCTAGAAGTAATCTCTGAAGAGTAATCTTAAGAACAGCGCCCAGATTTCTGGGCGCTGTTATTCTTTAACGAAAAGAATTATTTAGAAATTTGAGTAAATGATTTTGGAACACGCACCTCAATCTGTGCTTGACCAAACACCTGCTCTAAGTTTTTCCAAACATCCTCTATTGATAAGCCAGAATATAAAATGTTCTTAGCGTCCTCAACACCATTCTGAAGATACTTGAACATTCTACCCTTTTCAGAGTTTTTATATTTCTCCTCAAGTTCCTGTCTACATGCTTTTCTAAGACTACTCATGGCCTCATCTACATTGTCCATTCTAGTAGATATTGACCAGTCTCTAATATCTGACCATTGACTAATTTTTTCAGATAAAGCACCTCTCTTTTTAAAAGCAAGTGTAGATAGTTCCTGTTCTCTACTATCTTTATTACGCTTGAAGTCCTCAAAGTCCTTTTCAGCTTGTTCAGCTTCTTTAATTAGCTTCTCAAGTTTCAAAGTAGATACAAACTTATTAAAGTCCTTTTCTAGTTGCTTCTCTACTTCAAGTTCACACTGCGATCTTATCGCACTTTGCTTTTCTTGGAACTTGTTATTTATAAGTCGATCTAAATACTCAAGTTCTTGTTTTCGTATTGGTCTCATGTTTTTTCCTTTCGTTGTTGTTATGCGATTATTATATCCTACAATATCCTATTCTGTCAAGCTCTAAAATTAATTATTTTTATTTTTTTATATATGGGTGGGTCCCGCCCACATGTGTGGGTGTGTACCTGCGACATTATGTCGCATTGACTTATTTAAATTCGTTGACCTTGAACCATGGAGCTTAAATAAATTTATTTGTTGTTATTATTTTAAATGTAGGATAATATATGATTCTAAAAAGGGTTATACTCCATTTGGAGTTTGCGTCTGTAAGGCGCCCCTTCATCCCACCAGTGTAGCCAGTATATTTTTTTATATTGGAGCACTGGAGTGGGTTTCTCAACGAAAGGAAAAATAATGACTAAAAAAACGTACTCAATTGTCGCCTACTACAAAGACTATATGTTCTATGAAGTGGAAGCTGCATCCCCAGAAGAAGCCAAGGAAATTGCCTTAGCCAACAAGGAAGACTGGGAGCGGCCCGACAAGGAAGTGGAATGGGAGTACTACCTTCCACCTGTGATTGAAGAAGTTAACGAAGTATAATTTCTAACGGCTCCCGCAAGGGAGCCATAACTCATAATAAAAAATTAAAAATTAAAGGGAGCAAGCAGGCTTTAAAAATTTTTTTATATAAGGGTGGGCCCCGCCCACATGTGTGTGTGCGACAATTTGTCGCATTGACATAACCTCAGGTTGCAGGAGCCGTGCATCAGGGAGCAGGCAACAAGTATGAAAATAACATTTGACACAATAGGAGATTATAGGATATAATGGAATCGTTGAGTTAAAATATCACCGCATAGATTCATATAGGGCGGTCATAGTAGAAGAAAATCTATGTCTAATGAATCACTCAACACTAACGAAGGAGAAAGAAACATGAAACAATACGAAGTAGTTATATCTGAAAGCCTTGCCAAGTGGATTAAAGTTGAAGCCACTAGTGAGGAAGATGCTATAAAAAAAGTGCAACAGGGCTATTGGAGTGAGGATGATGTAGTTAAGGAGGATCGCCTTGATAGTTCTGTTGAAGGTGCAGAGGAGGTAATAGAATGAGCCATTTTTATGGAATGATTTCCGAATCTGCAAGGAAAACTCAACCAACAGCCAGGGCGCATCACTCTTTAAGAGTTGAGGCGCAGAGTTGGCAGGGGAAAATAGTAACCCGTTTAAGACGGGAGAAAGATGGGGATTTCTTCGAAGTATGGAGAGAGCCCCACGGCAGCAGCGGGGGTGAATACCTTCTGCTGGTTGAAGGCAGAATCGACCTTAAAGATAAATTTGCAAAAGCTTCCTAACGTTGTAAACCTAGCCCCCATCCTGGGGGCTAGAGAATCTAATAAAAAATTAAAAATTAAGCTGCGCAGGCAGGCACAGGCGGCAAGCAGGCAGGCTCTATAATATAGATTTTTTTAAGGGTGGGCCCCGCCCGCATGTGTGGGTGGGCCCCGCCCACAAGTGTGTAGTGAGGTGCGACACTATGTCACATTGACAAGATATTCCTGGACCATGGGCCATGATTCAGCAAGCGGGGCACAGGGCACATGTTTGTGGAGATCAAGGACCATGGATCCTTCATAAAGTTTTATGGCACAAGGACCGAGGGCCTTTTGCAAGATAAAACTATTCTTTGGGTGACGTACATGGAATGAAATTTGATGCGGACTGAAGGTCATAAAATTACGTTTACTTACTTTAAGTTCAATGGTGAAAAACTTTTGATTTTTGTTGTAACACAATAGATCCGGAACGCCAGCTGAAGCCCAAGATTCAAGCCTTGTGAAAGAAATTCCTGTAATATTTTTCTTAACTTCTAACCAAAATTTTGACTCTGATTTCATTCAATCATTGACGTATGTTATACGATCTGACTGGACCTTATTACTTTAGACATCTTGTGTTTTTCTTTTTCAGTTTTCAATACAATACGATGAGTTTCTGTTGGACCAATAATCATATTTTCCATTAATCTTATCTCAACAATGTCATGTAAATCTCCATTAGGCATTTGAACTTGAATACGTGCATTGGCACCAACTTCAGAGTTTTTTACAAACTTTTCTAAGATACCAAGTAAATTTTTTCCGTTTAGCATAATATTTAGACCAGCCAATCATGGAGATAATTGACTGGTACAACAACAAAAGAGTGGAGATCAGTATCTTGGACTGCTAAAAGCGAATCCTGTCGTAAGCCATCTCCAAGTTGACTTTTACTTAAAGTTACGTTAACTGTCAACCCATGTCGCATAAGAAGTTAACAGAAATGCAGATAAAGTTTGCTAATGAGTTAGTTAGTAATGAAGGTAGAAAGACCGCAACTGACTGTGCAAAAGCTGCTGGCTATGTAGAAGATAGAGCTGCCATTACTGCATCTGAATTACAAAATCCAAAATTATTTCCATTGGTAGTTCAATACATAGGACAACTAAGAGCAGAGAATCAAAAGAAATATGACGTTACATTTGAAAGCCATATTGCTGAGCTTGGTAAAATTAGAAATCAATCATTAGAAAATAAAGCCTGGAGTGCTGCTGTCAACGCAGAAGTTGCTAGAGGTAAGGCTGCTGGTTTATATGTAGAACAAAAGATTATTAGAACCGGTAAGTTAGAAGATATGTCTGAGGAAGAATTAGATAAAAGAATTGCAGAAGTATTAGATCAATACTCTCCTATCCTTGAGGGTGTTGAAGTTGAGGAATTAAAAGAAGAAGTCAAAGAACAACAAAAGAATCTAAGACTTGGTAATAAACAACAGCCCCCAAAGAAGGAAAAAATTATAGTAGACTATTCTTCGTCTTCGTCCTCATCTTCGTCAGACCAATCTTCTGGTCCATCTTCTGATGAATCACATTGACATTGATTGTCTTCTAGATCTTGAGCCTTATCTCTAAGGATATCAATATCTTCTTGAATTCTATCCATAATATCTTGAATAGATTCTGTTTTCTTTTTCTTAACCATTGATTTTCTCCATTTTTTTGATGTTATTTGCGGGAATTACAGTCCTATCTCCGAATGTAATTTCGCCCAGATTGTCTATCTCATAGCTTGAGAATATCCAAACATAATCTTTGTTTTTTTTGTAAATAAAACCTATTGAAATACAATAACTTACCAACATTCTGTCAAATTCTATGTCAGAAGCCCATCCAGAGTCGGAACATATATCTTCCCATTCAATTTTATACAGTTCATAAGGGAATTTTTTCATATAGAACTTATTTATACCCAAATACTAACTATTAAAACCAAAAAGGTGGCTGACTAGCCGACTATCAATACGATTGTAGTGTTTTTTGTAGTGTTTTTTAGCAAGCATTTATGCGGATTGTAGTGTTTTTTTTTAGAAAACACTACAATGGAAATCTGAATAAGTCATTGTTTTATATGACTAATTTGACCATTGTAGTGATTGTAGTGTTTTTTTGTTCCTAAAAATTTTTTTCAAAAAAAATATTTTACCCTAGAAAAAAAGCTATACAAACACTACAATGACCTAAGTCATTGATTTATATATCTTTTCTTGCATTTCTCTGTAAATATGAAAACACTACAATTGGTGGGTTGGCCAGACCCCGAGTCTCCCCGGGTAGACGTTCCTGCGAGGGTGCTTATGATATCTGGCCGTGTTCCGTTGTTCTTGGTCTTTGAGTCTTGGTCCTTGATCCAGGCTACTTGTGCCTTGAATCAAGCTTATTGCAAGTTAGCAATACCTTCATCGACCCATTCTTCAAGTTGATCAGCCATATACATAATTTCAGCTTCTTCAACCACATCAGCTCGTTTTCTAGCCTGTTCGATAAAGATCTCTTTCATCTCACGTCCACTTAATAAAGCATCATAATCATTATAAGCTTTCGTATAAGTACCGGTTTTCCAATCATTCATTAAGTCTTCACATAACTTTTCAATGGTTATCATATTAGTTTACCTTTCTTAGTTGTTTACGTCCCTTGATGTAATCATCAAGGTATTCCTCTTTAACTCCTAAAGTTAACAGATGAATTTTAGCTTCTTTATAGTTTTTCTTTTTTAAAGCTTTCTCAACATCAATAGTTAAAAGATCTTTAAAAGAAAATAAAAATTTATTATTTTTAATATCCTTATACAAAGAAAAATAATACAAAAGTTCTTTTCTAATTTCAGGATTTTTTATGTCTTTTAATATATTTATTTTTTTCTTAGCTGCCATATAACATCCTTTATAGTTCTACTTTTTCTATATTTTTCATCAAACTTTTGTTTATCTTTCATATCCTTATGTACACAATACCATAAAAATAATGCTGCAACAAGGAAGCCAATTGAAACACCAGACAATATAAATCTGTAAAGATCATTAAATAATTCAATCATATTGCCATCCATGTTTTATTTCCGGTAGTATCTTTCATAATAGATACCTTTTTAGTTTTATATTTTTTTCTTAAAAAGTTTTTAACAGTTTTAAGTTCATCCAACATATCTTCAACAGTCTTTACTTTTGTTTTAAACTTCATTGAACCAAATATATCTTTTCCTCTAACTTTATAGATATAATGAGAAGTTTTAGGCGCCTTGTATGTATAACTAATCATGCGTGTCTCCCAAATTGTTTATTAAAAGGTACTACTTTATTTTCATTCTCAACCTCTGGAACATCAGTATTACATTCCAGTTCATAAGGATCATCTTTACTAAGTCTAGTTATAGTTCCAACATATTCAACCTTAGTATCAGGAGTATCAGTATCAATAAATGATGTTTCACATTCGTTGAAACTTTCTTGAGTCAAATGTCTAGTGATCTTATCATTAATAATTCCACCATTGTTTAACCATACATCAAAAGCATCATCTCTATCTTTTGCTTTGACATATTGCTCTACAGTTAAAGTATAGTATTGTTTTACTATAAATACTTTCTTACCATCATCTTCAGACCATAAACTAAGCGGCATTATATTATTATTCATTTTTTTCTTTCTGTTGTTTCTCAGCTGCAATCTCAGCTAAAGTTTGTTGTTTGTCTTCATCACTAATGTAAGGCTCATCATTCAATGCTTCATAAGCTAATTTATTTGCATCAGAATAATTATAACCTTCACTCTCGTATGCTTCTACCATCTTTATATATTTATCACTGCTCATATTTATTCCTTTCTATTACTTATAATATATTGTCCTATAATCAAGTCAATATATATTTAAAAAAATAAGTCTTTAAAAACAATGACTTACTTATCTTTATTATTATAGTAAATATCTACTCTTTTTAACCAATCGTATTTGGCTTGTTTAAATTCTTCACCTTCAAATATAAATTCTTGATAATAATTATCTTTTGTACAAATTAAATTAACACCTTTCATAATATTGGTCCCGTAAACTTCATTATGCGCTAAAGCATAAGCAGCTAATTGTAATTTGTAATCTTCAATCCATTCTCTACGTTTTGGTTTATTGCTTTGTTTAAAATCTACAATAGATTCTCCACCATCATACATTCCAACAACGTCAGTTGCCCCGGCATAAAGTCCTGGATAATATAAAGTAACCTCAAGTCCCCAGAATTCTGCAAGTCTATTCTTTAAACCTTTATTAATAATCTCATCGGCCATGGTCCTTGATTCTTGACCCTCGGTTGTTAGATCCAAGTACCCTTCACCAAGTAAAAACTTTTCCAGGTGAGTATGCATTGCAGTGCCTCGTGTCGCTGCATCGTTCTTAACTTTATCTGCTGTATCAGCGCCGACTCTTTGTTTCCATGATTCTAATGCTAATTTTTTTTCTTCCGGCTGTGTCGCCTGGAGTATCGTTGTTACTGAAGGAAGTTTCTCAGCATTTACATCATAGTGACGTTCCCCCTCAAATAGAGCTCTCGAACTAGTAGGATATATAAATTTTTTATTTAATATCATGTTCTTTCTTTAATAAATTAATTTCATATTCTTCAGGAATTATAACTTCAGTCTTTTTTACATAAGACCAATCTATTTCATCGTAATTTTTTTTAAATGTTTCATCAGGTATACGGCTTCTTCCATCCCAACCCTTACCCCATTTTGCTCTTCTTTTATTATCTTTCATAATGAACAAACCACATACCATATTAAAATGGCAATTATAATTAATACTAAATAATTCATATCATTCCTCTTTTCTTAGCTAATTCTATTATTTTTATACAATCGTCAAGATTAACTTGATTTTTTCTGTTATTAAAATCAGCTCTACAAAATACAATATTTCCTGGAGTATAAGGTTTAGTATTATCTAATCTGTCAACAGATAAATTAGTTGCACATCTACTTTTTTTACCACCACCTTTTATAATACCCCTATTAAATGTTAAAGGTGATCCTGTATATTCACAAAATATCCCACCCATCCTTTCTTTATGTAACATCCATTCTTCAAAAAATTGTTGTTTAGTTATATTACAGGGAATACCTCTTAATCTTACCATAGAAGGTTTACTCATAGTGCTATACACATTGATTAAATAACCTCTTTCTTCAGATTTATATTTTGAATCAGTTAAAGAACTTTTATATACATTATTATTTTTCCATTCTCTGTTTCTTTTCTTTTCACAACTTTTACATGTTTTTAAATAACCATTTCTTGAAGGATAATAATTATCCAAAGACTGTTTTATTTTACATTTATTACAAATCTGCATTAGTGTAATTTATGAAATATAAATGGTTCAACTTGTTTGGACGTATTTAAAACAACTTCTAACATTTCTTCAAATTCTTGTGGTGTTAATATAGTTTTATATAATCTAATTGCTTGTGCCATGAGAGTTGATGCAACCGCCTGGGCATCTTCATATTTAAGTATGAGCTCAGCAGATTTATCAAACAACTGATCATATATTTCTTTTAAATTATCTTCTGAAAATTTCTTCGTCATGGGGCCTATATTTCTTTTTTATATGACATTCGATACTTGTAATGTGATCTCCCTCATCCAAGACCCGTATTTCATAACCATATTTAGTTGGTTCTACCCAATACTTAATTGCACTGTGGATAATAACTTTAGCTGTTTTAATTTTGGCTTTTGGCATCTTCTATCTTTCTAGCTTGAAGTTCTTCTTTTAAAAATTCAATATCTTTTTTAAGCATTTCAATTTCCATTTCAAGTTTATAGTTTTCTTTTTTATATCGTTCTATAATCCATTCTAAATCATTAGGTCCTTTATCTTTCATATTATTCATATCATAAACTCCGGTATATTAACTGCTGTGTATTTAGCAAAAGATTTTTTTTCAGCTACATAATAATTTTTATAGGATTGAATATAATCATCTACTTTATAAGTATCTGGCATGCATAAAGGTGGTTTAGTAAAACCAATAGACGGAAAGTTTGTAAGGTCTAAAGTTTTTAATGCTTTATATATACGACCAGATAAATGTTCTTTGTTATAACGAAGTGTGTATTGATGTAATAAACATTTCATTAAATCCATGGTCCATAAAAAGTTTTCCTTTGAATTACCAACCCATATAGTCATAGGATGTTTAGGATAAGCAACCTTATATAATTTATCATTAACACCAAAATGCCTTTGATAAGCTGTAGATAACATTTGTGCTGTCTCTAATATCATTTTAACAACGTGTTTATCGCAATGATATTTAGCGCAATTGTTTGGATCTTTATCTAAATGAAATATATTCATTATCTATACCACTTAAATATTTGTATCATTATAACCACAATTATAATTATAATAATTATTTGCGTAATAGGATTCATTTTTTGTTTCTCTTCTTTTTCTTTTTAGCTATTGGTTTACCCTGCCAATCCCATTTTTTATGGTAAGCTTTTAATAATTTAGCTATTGCTTTTTTGTAATTACTAAATGTCATTGTTGCATCCTTTCA